GGTTTTATTGCTTCTCTTGGTTGTTTATCAAATTCAGAAAATATATTTTCTGTTATACCTATTAGTTGTTCTCCAGAAATATCTGCCATTTCTGATATATCAGTATTTAACTGGTCCCGTTGTCTTTTAAGTTCTCTTAAATTTTCACTTTGCTGATCAAGAAACCAGTCAAAGCCCTCATCAAGGTTTGAGAATATATTATAAAATCCACCTAGTTGTGGTAGCGATGTAATTTCATTTATTCTTTTTTCAAGATCATCTTTTTGACTAACAAGTTGCGACATTGTGTTTTTCAGTGATGATGGATCAAAAAGTTCTTTCGTTTGAGAAAGTCTTTCTTCTGCGGTCATTTCCTTAATCATAGAGTTTCTCATTGCATATCCAAATGCCACACCGCCTGCTGCGCCTGCCTCTTCTGCAATAGCCTGAATAGCAGACTTTGCCTCATCTGCTGATAACCCAGATGCAACCATTTTATTAAATGCTATTGTTAATTGTCTTGCGCCAGACTCTGCGGCAGAATATTTCAATCTTTCTATAAGTGGAGCGTAGTCTTCTCTAACAGCCTCTTTAAGAGCATCGTCAATTTCTGATATATTTTCTGCTCCAGCCTGCATTTCTAAAGTATTTCGTTTAATAATTTCAGTAACATCACTAATACTTTTACCAAAATATTCAGCAGTTTTGGCTGGGTCAGCAAACGCTGATATTGCTCTTTGTCTGGCTTCTTCCGCCGCATTCTTATACATAACGAATCCAGCAATTGCTGCTGTAATACCTACACCAGCGGCTATTCCTACTGGACCGCCAAGCATTGATAGTGCTGCTCCTCCACGAACTAGTGCTGAAGTGGCAAGACCAGTAGTTCCAGCGGCGGCTCTGGCTGCACCAGCAGCGCCTACTTTTCCTCCAAGTGTTCCAAGGCCAAGAAGATTTGTTGGCATCTTACTTGGCATAAGCATCATAAGGCTTGAGACAGCCATTAGACCCATACTAAATTTACTTAATGCTTGTGTAGCAGCGGAAGTTTGATCTCCAAACATAGTAACTGTTGAAGCAGCCATTGAAAGACCAAACATAGCATTCATTGCTCCACTACCCATTAGTGAGCGGCGTTCATCATCTGCAACTGATCCAGTTCTTTGTGGCATACCTGGCATACCTAGATCTACTACTGATCTTCTTATTCTTTCTGTCTCTCCACTGGATCCGCTGAATCTTAGGGGAAGTCCAGTTGGTCCATAAATTGTTGATACTGTTGGTCCAAGGGACATTTGTCTGGGATCAATGATGGGGCCAGTGGCAGTGGCTCCACGACCTGGAATTATCAATCCTGATGTTACCTCTGCTGCTATTCTTTGACCAGCAGGTTTTCCATCAACGGAGTCTGCCCCAATAATGAATCCATCTGATAAATTCTTTCCAACTCTTTCTGCCTCTCTTGATGGTGATGATTGTTGAGAATGAACCTTTATTGCTGTCAACACTTCATTTGGAAGTTCTGCTACCTGAATTCCAGTATTTATCATTGTTTCTCTTATTCGTTGTAGGCTTTGAGCAAGCACATTTTTAACTTCTAAGGAAACTGCATCTGTTTGTCCTCGCATTGAGTTAAATATTGATAAATATCTATTGTATGCAGTCTGCATTTCTGCATTTGTAACTCCTGCAAGTTGTTGTTGTTGTAGTGTTTGATTTAAATACTTTTTTAGTCCAAGAGTAACGGTTTTTTGTCCACGAACTGCTCTTTCCGTTGCTGGCATAATACCAGATTCAATATCTTGAGCCATAGACTGTAAGACTCTTCTATACTCTGAAACATCCATTTCATGTTGAATTGCCCCAGTTTCAACAGCGTGCATTATTCTCTGACGTTGTTTTTCATCTTGTATAATTTCTTCTGCTTTTTGTTTGAAGAATCCAACATTTCTTCTAGTGGACAATATTGTTTGTAGTTGATTTTCTGCCTGTGTAATATTTTTCCACAAATCAACATGCCAACCTAGATTACCGCCTCCACTGAATTTGTATGCGTCCTGCCTTGAAACATTTCTAACCCCTACTCCACTTTCTGATTCTTGTAGTCTTTTTATAAGTGCATACATTCCTGGCATATCGCTTTGAACAGTGGAGAAGATATGTCCTTTTGCGGTTCCCATCTCCATGCCATTTTGGAATCCTTGAATGGTTCCTCTATTCATTGCTGAAAGAATTAGTCCAAATTTAGAAGTAGCCTCTTTATTCATTACAAATTCGCCTGGTTCAAGGAGGGCTGGTATTCTATCTCCGCCTCCAAATCCACCTGGAACCATCTCTGGCCCCATGCTTCCTCTTGCTCTTCTAATTGGGGCTGGTACTGGGCGAACCATCATATTTGGAGAGGTCGTTGCTGTCTGTCTTAATTGAGTTAGATATTTTCCAAGTTCTCTGTTTAGTCCAGCGACTATTCCTGTTTGATTAGCAAATGATTGAGAAAGATTATCTACTTGTAATGACGCTGCGGCAGTTTCTGCATCAAGAAGTTCAAACTTCTGTACATTGATTCCGCCAATTCTTGCTCCAAGAGAAACTATAGACATTCCAAATTTAATTGAGTTACCTATTAAGTTCTTGAACAGGCCGACGAGCATCAGAACTGGGCCAGCAATTAACGCCGCTCCTGCAAGAATTTTCATTGGTTCTTTTAGGAATGATGGCATATTTTCAAAACCAGATTTAACAACATCAATGATTCCAGAAAGTTTTTCAAGGGCTGGCACAAGCATTTCAAGAAGTGACGCACCCATTGGAATAAGTTGGTTCTTAACAGTTTCTACCATTCTTTGGAATCTTACTGTGGTTGATTCAGTATAGGCTTTCAATTCTTGATTTGCAATGGCTGCAAGTTCAGTTGTAGATGCTCCTGCTAATTCCATTGCCTGCTGTGTCTGTGATCCTGCTTTTCCAAGGTTATTGAAAAGAGCAGAGATACGAGCAAACTGATACTTACCAAAAATTTCTTCAATAATCTTTGATCTTGAGAATGCATCAAGACCATTAAGGGCTTCTTGTACTGCAAAGAGTGTGGGCATCAGTTGTCCCTTATTTGCATCAACTATGCCAACTAGGTCCACACCGAATTGTTTGGCTACCTCAGATGCTTTCTTTGTAGGATTAATAAGAGATGCCAGACCAGACTTAATTGCGTTCGCGGCTTCGGCTGCTGGGATACCGCCTTCTTTCATTGCTACCATTAGGACAGAAAGATCTTGAATAGATCCACCAAGTCCCTTAACAACTGGACCAGCCTTTGGAATTGCTTCAACTAAATCATTAAGAGTTGTTGATGTTTGGTTTTCAATAGCGTTAAGGAAGTTAATTGATTCTGCTAATTCATTTGTATTTTGTTTAAATGCACTCTGAACAGCAAGAGTAGCCTTCATTGCCTCTTGTCTATCTACTTCACCAAGAACAGCAAGTCTGTTAGTTTGCTCTACTGTATCTAGAAGATCTTGTCCTTCTTTTCCAGTGGCAGCAATATCAGCAGCCAGCCCAACAGTTTCTTTAGCAGCCACCCCATATTGAGATGAAATTGTTGCTGCTAAGTCCATTACTTGTTTTTTCATTTGTTCTGTAGCAGCAGCAGAGGTTCCAATAACATCTTGTCCATAAACCTTAGCAAATCTTGTCATTTGCTTATCAATGTCCATGAATGTTTTAGCAAACGCTGCGCCAAACAAAACTACTGGCATGGTAAGGCCAACTGTTAACTGTCGTCCAGTCCACTGTGTATTCTTACCCATATTGATAAGATCATCGGCACCATTTCTTACTAACTGATTAAATATGCCAAATTCTTGACTTAGAAGTTTCATTCTTGTGGAGGCATTTTTAAAATCTACTTGAGTAGGAACAGCCATAAGACCTTGCATTTGACCAGCAGCATTTCTACCAACAGGAACAGCAATTGCCTCTTGGAACCTAACTTGCTCTCTAGCAAGTTGTCTCATCATTGATGATTGTCTGGTATATCCACGATATGCTTCTGCAAAATACTCTCGCATAGTCATTTTATTGCTGGCAAGAGCCTTACCAAACTTCTCAGTCTGGCTTGTTATATTAACCATTTGAGTGGTAAATCCACCCATGCTAGAAATATTTGCAGCAAAAGCCTCTACCATAGAGTTTCTTGCCTTGATCGCTGATCTATCTAATGAATTAAATGCCAAATTGAGCATACCGATTTGACCAGCAAGCGCTTTTGCCTGCGCCATCGCAGAGCCAAAATCAGCGTCGTACCTAAGAGTGGTTGTAATACTATCCAACCTCAGCGCCCTCCATGATCATGTATTCAACTCCCATATCAGGAGTTATTCCCTCTGCTACCGCACCAGCCAAATTAGCATCACCAGTTAATCTTGCTACTGCCCTTGCCTGTATCTCTTCTACCGTTGGAAGTTTCTTTGAAACTGTTGTGCTCGTATCATCTTGGGAATTTTCATCTAAATCAATTCCCTGTAGTGCTGCCATAAACTTGTTTCTTCTTTTTTCTGTAGCGTGTATTGCATTAAGGGTAGCCATTATTTCTGGCATGGAAAGCGACGACTCAAGTTCATCGTAGTCTTTCCAGTGACCTAGTAGAAAGACTTCTGAGACTATCGGTACTAGGTCTAGTTCGTCCCAACTTGTGCCTGAGCCGTCGCTAGGAGATTTGGGTCATTGAGCCTAATGTCAGCGGATACCTCTAGGATCTTGTACATTGTTTGCAAATCTAGATCATCCTCTACAGAATCCGCCTTCTCTGGTGCTAGGTGGCTCATTGCTATTGAAGTACATTTGATAAGAATATCAAGGAAGTCGTCTTCGTTTTGAATATCTGAAGTCTTCTGCCACTCCTTCATAACTAATCTTAATGTCTTCAAGTTTAGGGGCTTAACAGTAATTACTGTTCCATCTTGCAACTCTAAATCAATGGTTTCATATACTTTTGTAGCCATTTTTTCCCTTTCTAGTTATATCTCTATTATACATTAGACAAAAATAAAAGATGCAGTAAAAACTGCATCTTTTATTCTATATTAAGTTGTATTTATATATTAGTAAACTCTGTCTACAATCTTGCCGTATGCGGCATTTCCATCGGAAGCAGAATTATCCTCTGATGGTAGCAATCTGAAGTTTACTGGGAAGAGTGTTGCATTATCTCTTTGAACTGCCACGCCTACTGCATCCATTGATACTGCACGGTAACCAATGTAAATTCTTTCGGCGCGTCCTAGGCTTGCTGGTGCTGGGCCTACGAAAGCAACTGATCTTTCAATTGGTGTGTAGCCAAGGGCACCACCATTGATATCAAGAACTGCTGCTACTGGGTTGGCAGACGCACCTGTCTCAAGATGTGCTGATGCTGTTAGTCTTCCTCCAGTTGATGTTGCACCGTCTGCGGAGGCGACTAGCGCAGATGCTGTTGCACTTGCAGCAAAATCTCCAGTTGCTCCTGTCTTACCGCCAATTGCGACATATAGATTCTCAAGAGTTGTCTCTGTGAGAGATGTTGCAACCATAACTCTTTGTGAAGACTTGAATAGTCTTGCTACGTCCAATAGTTGGTCAACAACCACCTCACCGTATGTTGGCTCAATGTTCATTGTTACACCATTTTGTGTGTAGCCAAGATGATACCATGATGCTGAATTAACCTTAGTTGGGTCTTGGAGGGTATCGGTTGAAGCGGTTGCTCCAATTCTGCTAAGTTCGATACCTGATGGGCCAACATAGAATGTGGCTGCACCTACAATGATGTTTTTTGCGTTAAAGTCTCTTGCCATTTATTTCACCTCCTAGTTGGTTTTAAAATAAAATAAAATAACGTTCCCTCGTAAATTATATTATCATGTGCTTGATTATTTTGTGTAATCATACATTAAAGTCAAAGTTGTGATATACTTCGGCCTAAAACTATCGATTCTTTTTTCATCAGTAATAAAGTTGTTTTGATTAACATGTATACATTTAAAGTTAATAGTTGAGTCCTGTATATGGTCATTTATTTCTTGGGCACTCTTATCAAATTTTTTCAATGAATCATATATAAAGTTTTTTACATAAAAAATTTGTGGAACATCTCCAACTATGCTATATATTGCTCTTTCTTTGTGAATAGGCCAAAAAGTATCATCTGGTTCTTCATATAAATAGTCATACAGCACATATGGCATTGTAGAGGATTCTGGGGCAAGATTTTCATTTACTGGGTAGAATGGTCTATATGCAAATGATGCTGTATTCCACACCGCGCTGGGCACCATAGGTACACCAGATACTGAACCACTCGCTAGATCCCATATATAGTTGTTAATTAAAACAATTGGAAGTTTAGTGTAATCAGACATTAGATACGACCGCCGCCTTCATAGCAATAGAACTTGCGTCCTTTGATGCTTCTGATATCATACCAGATATCATTCCCCTGCTTATTCTTGGAATAACTACTTTTCTTTTTGTCTTTATTGCTTGATTTATTAACTCAAAATATTTAAATTGTTTTAATACTCCTCCAGCCTGATAATGAGAAAAGTTTTTCCATTCTGAAGCAAAACTACCTTGAACGGCGACACCACCAGGATTCTCAACAACTGAAGGCTGAGAGGTAACAATTTGTCTACCATCGATTTGATAGACTAGAAACTTAGATGATTTCGGTCTAATAACTACAGTTTCTCCATATTCCATAACAGATGCTTTATTAGCAAAGATATGTCCATTTCTGTTTGGTTCTTTTGATTTAGTAAAACTGAATTTTATAACAGTTCCAGCAGGAGTTGGAGTTATATTTTTCTTAAATAATCTAGCATTAGAGTCTCCAGTTTTGTCCCATTCATAAACATGATGAAATCTTTTATGGCTGGCCCTTGCTCTTGCATCAACAAATCTCATAAAATACTCAGCAATTATATTGGCGGCTCCCTTTTCGATAAGCATCTTATTATCTTTTTTAACATGAAGTCTATTGAGCAAGGCCATATCATACTCAGTCAAAGCCAGGATTTTTTCTGGCATTCCACCTGTATCTATTCCTCCTGCTTTTCTAAAAGAAGTCATTATGCTGTAAGCCTCTGTATTTCCTGGCGCATAAGAACAGTTTCATATTCAATTATGCTGCCATCAAAATTTAATATTGGAGTACTTCCTCTTGGTTCAAATATAGTAGACCCTTGAAATCCGCCGTCACTTGATGGGTCTTGATTTTCTAAAAATATAACAGTGTCATCATTTCTTACTCTAACTATTCTTCTGTCTGATGGTAAGACTTCAGCAGTTCTCATTTTTACAAGAGCGGTTAGTGTATTTATATAACTGTTTATTTCTACTGCCGTAGAGTTTTCTCCTACGCCTTTTCTTAAAATACCTCTTGCTACGCAATCTATTGTTTTTTCAAATGTCCAAGTTTTTACTACTGCTCCAGTAGAATCCTGAGTTACAGTTGCTTTATATATGTCTGCTTTCATCGTATAAGATGTTTTAGAAATGCATGACATTTATATCACCATATATCTTATTTGACTGTATTTTGATAAGATATTATCAACTAGTATGTTTCCTGATCCTTCTGCAAAGTTACTTCCGTATGAAATATTATATGAATCGTTAGACAGTTTTGATATATTCTTGTTTCTTATTGATGAATCAGAGCATAGGTAGTCTTCAACCAGCAGCGCGGTTGCCTGTTCTATGTCTGATGGAACATACACATATCCAAAAATTCCTACTATTTTATATTGAAAATCTTTTTTGAATATTCCATTATATGGAAGAATTGAAAAATCTGGACTTTCTAGAAGCCCTCTTCCATCTTCATCATCTTCATTAACAGCCTTTATTCTGTACTTTGATACAGCCGCCTCAATATTATAATCAAATGAGTTGACGCTTGGACTTACTCTACTATCATAAACAAGGATATCATCTTCATAAACCTTATCTATTCTTATAATAGGCTCATTTAATGTTAGAACATCAGTATTATTTCCATACACTACTACACTCTTATACTGTTTGAGAAATGAAATTCCAGTAAGTGATTGTATTGTTACACGGGCTTTTCTTTCTTGCTTCTTTAAAGAGTCGTCGGTTACTGATGAATTAATATCTGCAATAGATCTAATTCTTGAAGGTGTTGCAAATGGTCTAATAATAGATGCAATTTCAAATGTAGAACTGGCACCAGATGCTGTGCTGCTTATCCATTCTATCTTTACGTTTCTATCATATTCAACAGAATCTGAAGTAAGAGTTGCATTAAAAACTGAAGATCCAGCAGAAGAAGTAGTTCCAGATTGAATAAACTCTTCTGTGTCCAAATCATAAATTTCAAAAATGACACCAGTTATACCACTTGCAGCAGTAAATGATATTTGCAGATCGTTATAATCGGTGCGTAAGTACTCTATCAATTAACTCACCTCATATCTATTTTACTATAAATTTGATAAATGAGAAAGGGGTCGATCAATGACCGACCCCTTCTCAACTATAGGCTTTATCAGCCAGTTACAGCATTTGCCTTAGCCATTGCGGATAGTTCTTCAATGTTTAGGCCCATACGGACGTAAACGGTATATTCGATTGTATCCTTCTTTGGCTGGAACTCGCGGTGAACAGTTACATCTCTCTGGAATCCCCAAATTCTATTTTGTGGGAATGTAAGATCGACGTAATGATCTGGGTACAGAGGAACTTCCATGACGGGAATACCGAAAATGGATGTAGTCATTCCTGCTGGACCACCAACACGCGCTGGAGTGCCACGAAGAACGCCAGAGGCGATATCCTCGGGAACACCACCTGAACCTAATTGACGTAGGTCAGTTAGCAATGTTTGCACATTCTTTGTTGAAGCATAGAACTTAAGTTCACCTCTACGAGCCTTGAACTTACGTCCAAGAGCATTGTAAAGAGCCTCAAAGAATGCAATTGCGGAGCCAGACTTCAATGTGCCAGCAGTTGTGGCAGCAGTGAAGTAGTTTGATGCTGTAGCAACTGTTGCTGCTGTGCCAAAGTGATTGGCTCCAGCGGCCCCATCAGCCAACTTAACGAATCCATCAATTGTGTATGGATAGGTTGTTCCAGCATATGAAGCAGTACCTTGAGCAGCGAGACCATTGATAGCAATGTCCTCAAGGTCGTTACCGAATTGTGATGCCATTAGGCGCACAATATGGTCCTCAAGGGCAGAACCTTCAATGTTATCCTCAAGTGCCTCAGTTGAGAGTTCGTAGTCAAGACGGAACTTAGTTGTTACAACCTCTACCTTGGTGAATTGGGCACCACGATTTGCGTATGAACCGATTCCTGAACCAGCATCGAAAACATTGTCAGATGCTTGTGAAGCCTTACGGATCAAACGTGTTCCAACTTGCAATTTGTCGAATTCTGCTGTATTGGCTCTCATGATTTGTCTACGACCATCGTTACCAAGAACCATTTCGTCGAAAACATAATCAAGGAATTGACGGGATTGCTCTGGAAGCAGAACGCCTCCGCCTTGTGATGCTGGGTTGGTTGTAAGATTCTCCATGTTGACGTTTGCAACATCGGAGATAATTGCACCAGTTCCAACATCGGTTACAGCCTTATTGATAATGTCGCTCATTTATTTACACCTCTCTTTCATTAATTAATTAAATATCTGCGGAATTGAGGAAACGTCCGCCCCATAATGACTTTCTCATTACGGGTTGCTCTGGGATACTATTTTCTAGTTCACCAGACTTCTTCATTGCTGTATCTTCTTCTACAGACTCCACTCTAGAAGCAATTTCTTCTTGAGTCTTTGAGATATCAGCCAATCCTTTAGTAAGTTCCTCGTACTTACTGGAAAGTTCTCCGACTTTTTCATCGAATGATTTTACAAGTTCTGTAATTGACTCTGAAAGAGCAGTAAGTCCTTCTTTGCTAGAATCAACGGACTTTTGCAATTGCTCTTCAATAAACTCCTTAACGTCGCCTAGTGCCTTCTCAAGATCAATTTGTTCGGAAGTGTCAACGGCTACGTCCTCTGATTCAACAGCCTTGGCAAGATCTTCATCTGCCTCATCTACTTCTTCAACTGACTCTTCAACCTCAAATTCAACTTCTTCGGCATCAGCGGTGTCAAGTTCTGGGCTTTCTATGTTTTCAGCCACTTCAACACCTCCTTCTTCATTTGGCTCAGAAAATTTTTTAATTTTAGAACCTTTGTTTGATTTTGTTGATAAGGGATGGCCCCCTGGCAACAAGTCTGTGTCAAATGGTTTCCTTTTATATCTGCCAGTTCTTACTGCATGAAGGAAGCCATTTACTCTGGCGTACGCCCATTGTTCTGCTGATGCTACATTGGGTCTAACTGATCCAGGGTTTGTTCTGTAAGCACCAATTCCACGATTATATACTTGTCTAAGCATAGAAACGGTAACCTTCTTAGAGTTTACGTTACCATATTTTTCGTTATGTTGCGTTACAAGTTCATTAAGTCTACTAGTTACACTATTAGAATCAGCCTTTTCCATATCTGATTTGGTCTCAAGAGGTCTTAATTTTCTTAAATTTGAAACTTTCTTGGCAACTTTCCTGTCGGTGGCGACGTACTTATTACCAGATAATTGACGATACACTCTAACAATGGCGACGGGATTATCTGATGTTGCTTTAACCTTTTCATTGGTGCCGCGCACATTAACCATTCCAGATGTTCTTACAGACTCAACCTTGCCTTTTGCATATTGAGTTCCCTGTGGTGGCTTTGGAACGGCATAGGCAACAAAGTCACCAGAAGAAATAGATCCCTTGCCAGCCTTATACACAACCTTCTTCTTTTTCCTTCTCATTGATCTAGAAACGCCACCTGGAAGACCCTGTTGTGGATTTTTGGATGGAACGGTGTCAGTAGAAATTACTTCTTTTTCAAGATCCTCTTCTTCATCGTCTTCATCATCTTCCATGTTATCTTCATCATGCATGGCCTCTTTGCCTTTTTGCATAATTGAGTCTACGTACTTGGCAATTTCTTCATCTTTAGATGGATCTGTTGATTCTACCCAGCCAATGTTTGTCATTGTTTTATGGCAAATTGAGCAGTCAATGCTTTCAGATGGATCTGGAATGGCGATTTGATCATCCTGGCACCAGAAAATATTTTCTACAGAGAATGTAGTTGCAATACCACTAGCAATAAGTTCATCATTAACTTTTTGAATAGAGAGAATGTTTGCAAATTGATTTGCTGGGCTATCTACTAGTGATAGTTCCATAAGTTCATATTTTTTAACAAGTCTAATTTGTTCTTGGCTTTCTTCATCAACCATTGGCTCTGAATCAATGATTCTTCCACCGATAGAGAAACCTGTAAGAGTCCCATCAACTACCATCTGCCATACACTTTCTGCTCCCTTTGAGATGTAGGCATCTACAAATACTCCACTATATGTTTTCTTTGTATTGGGATCATAAAATGTATTTTCTTTAAATGATATTACTTTACCAGCAGGAATAGGTTGATGCATAAGCCTAACGTTTCCACGGAAATTTTCAAATGCTTCTCTGGATGCTTCTGATAGAAGTCTGTCTCCTTGACGGTCTATGTTATCTAGGGTGGCGAACCCGCTAACAATTCTTCTCTCCGCGTCAACTTTAGCAATTGGCATCGTAAAGCGGAGGTTGCTGTCGTCACTTTCAAAGTGAGCCTTGAAAATTTCTTTCATAGTAATTATTATTATATAATCTTTTGCTTTATTAGTTTTGCTGCCTGCCGTCGCCTTGGGTGGCGCGACCTGTTGCATCTGTATCTGGAGCGTTAGACTCTCTCTGCTGATCTCTTAATCTATTGCCAGTAGCCTGAGCAGTTTGCTCTGCTGCTTGCTGTGGGCTAAGTATTACTGGATTATCTCCATTTTCAAGACTTGACAACTTCAGCCTTTCTCTAACCTCATTGGGAACAATTACTCTCATTCTAAGATACCTTTCATCAATCTTTGATTGGGTTTCCTCGTCGGTTAGAGTTAATTCATTAAATTCAAATCTGAACATGTCTGTTTTTTCTTCAATAATTTTATTGATCTTCTTTTCAAGTGAGTCTTGTGCTGGGCGACATACCTGTTCCTTAAACGTTCTGTCTGCCTCTCTTGCTGCTGCAAGACCTATGCCTTCTGCCGCACCAACTTTTGATGCTGGTGTGCGATGAACCATCAGAATTTCATTAACGTTGCCCTTGCGATAATTGTTGAATGATGAGTCTTGAATGCTATTCTCAACAGCCTCCATCTTCATCTCTACCTTTTTATCTGGAGTGTCTGCTGGAATTGGAATAATTGCAGTTCTATGATTTTGTCCCTTTACACTTGATTGGAAGAATTCAAATAATCTTTCTTCTGCCTCAGGTGTCATCTTAGCACCCTTGATCCAGAAAATATATCTTGGAACAGCCTTATTTTCAAAGTATTCTATGTTAAACCTAGAAGCAAACTCATTGCCTGCCATAGCATTCTTTGCTGCCGCAATTGCTGGAGCGCCATAGTAAGTATTTGTTGGAGTGTAACTCTTAATATGAATTATTTCATTTGGCTTTTGATCTGTTGTGATAGGATTTTTTGTTGTAGTGTCTTGAAAATTCCTAAAAAATACAGCACGGCCTGAAACAATTTGAACAAATCCGTCGCGCAGGCGGCGTACTCTCATTGTTGGTGCTGGTATATGACCTATATAGCCAATTTCACCATTAGACTTTCTTCCAATTTCAATATAGCCATTTCCAGTTGATTCAACATCGATATAGACTTTCATCAGGGTGGCAGTTAGGCTATCGTCATCGTTTCTTGTTTCTAACCAATCGATAACTCTTGTCTTGGCCCTTGCAACATTTTTACGCATTCTAGAAAGATCCTGTTGTGTAGGAGCGTCTTCCATTTTTTGCATAACAGAATTTGATGGATGAAGGTCGTAACCAAGTCCAACGATATTTGCAACCTTTGCATTAATGGCTGCATAATTAGGGGCAGACAATTCATAAATTTTGGCAAGAGAGTATTGGTTATACTGTGGCTCAACAACGTCGAATATTCCATATCCGTACTTATCTGGAATTATTTGTTTTGAGGAGGCATCATCACCAGCATACTGATTATTATCTGCCTCTACTACTTGACCGCCGACAGTAACTAAAGACTTTTCTAATTTTCTTTTAGCACTTTTTTTAAAGTTTTGAGACAGTCCAGAAAGACTTAGAAGATCATCTCCACTTTTTTTAAAATCATCTTGTTCTTGAACTAGTTGAGTTTGTCTTCCTCTGGCTGGTAGTCTGACATTACTAACTAAGGTCTCTTCTTGCTCTTGATGCATCTCTCCACGCTCCTGTGTCTCCATATGTAAGAAGTCCATTATTCATTCTATATAAATCTTCTTGATATTCTTCTTCACTTACTCTTCCAACTCCAGGAATAAATACTGCTTCTCCATCTGGCTGACCATAGGAAGCAGCGGCTTTTCTTATTTCAGCCATTTTTGTTATATCTCCACGCTCAGATGGTATATTTAAAATGTTTTGATAATCATCTGTAAATAAAGATCCATCTGGTAGTTTCCATACATATATTCCGTATTTAGAGTTGTCCTTCACTACTGACAATTTGGGCTTTTTCATACCACTATGTTACCATATCTGCTTTATTATTGCTGACTTCTGTCCACGATGTTGATGATTTTCTCTAAAATTGGAGTTCTGGTGAACGATCCACTAGTTTTTAGCCAGGTAGTATTAGCATACTGTGTTCCGCTTAATACATTAACATAGTCGCCATTTGAACTTGAAATCAATGTAACTCCGCCGACTGAATTGATTTGATATATTTGATTATCTGCAATGCTGAGTATTTGATTTGACTGTGTAGAAACAACTCCATCAAAATATCTTAAATCTCCTATTAGTTTATTTGTTGGAGATCCAGTATATGCACTTAAAGATGACGCCGTTACTAAATCAATATCCGCTAGAAATCTGTTTTGTGTTAGATATGGCTGATAAACAGTTGAAGTTACTGAAGATGAATGCCTAGACTCATCTCTATCAATAATTCTTACAGAGCCAGATGCCGACTCTCCAGTACTAATCGCTGCTGATGCTCCGACAAATGTTCCATGCAGATAAGAAATTTCAAGAGGCTCTAGCAATGTATCAAGGAAGTACAGATTTTGAATTTGGAAATCGCATGATCCTGTAGTTCCAAATCTCACCAAAAAATTATTATCTGAATCTGTTTGTAGTTTAGTGTTGAATGAAAAAGTTACATGCTGCCATTGATTGTCTACTAAAACTTTAGATGATGACCCATTAATATATGATGATGCAGTAGTTGGATATACTAGATTTTTTGATGAATTTGTACTTGCAGAGAATAATGTTGTTGTAGCAGCAGATGATGAAAACACTTCCACCAGTTTAAATCCAGCAGAAGAAGATTCATTAAATTTAACAAAAAATCCAAGCGTTCCAAATTGTTTAATCATAAGATAATTATATCCTTACTAAGAAATATTAAAGGCATCTCTCATCCAATCAGTAATTAGGTCTACGTCAGTTTTTGAATGTGCTGTATTAAATACGACAACAGCAGCAATATCTCCATTGAGATATGAGTTTGCTCCGCTAGGAGTTTGTCTGTATCCAATTCTTGCGGCAGAAGAATAACTTCCAGTTCCAACATTTCCAGAAACGACAGATGAGTTTACAAACAATGAACTTGAATTATTATTAAATACTCCAGCAATTACATTGAAATTAGAGTTTACTGATGGACCCACTAATACTTGACCAGCCGCCATTCTAAATGTATTTGATTCAGTGTATATGGCTGGGGATGATGCAGAATGTCCAATCAATGTATCATTCGAACCAAAAGATCTTCCTGCTATGTATACTGTCATTGGCTGATTTATTGCAACGCTAGAAGTAAAATAATGCGTCAATCCATTAAATTTATATATGGGCCTATCATCAAAAACTTGTAACGCATCATAATATACTGCTGGTGATCCAGATACTACTGATCCAGCATAAATTGCCATATTGTCCCAATAGACAGGATCACCAGTAATAGAAGACCCATTATAGTAGCGTACCGATATCCAGTTTGTTCCTATTGGAACTGTACCTACAGCAGATAAGGTATATGTTCCTGGAACATTAGATGCTGTTCCAGAAGTTGCTGTTCCTAATACTCCAAATCCTGTTCCACCACTTGTCACACTTGCAAAATAAATATACAATCTTCTTGAAAGAGAATTTAGTCCACCAGATGTTTGTGACTTAAGAAGAGATATATCTCCAATAAATGAATATTGTTGCCCAGGAAATAAAAATCTGTTTGCACTTGATGTATTGGTATATAATCCAAAATCCAAAAACGAATCCGAATCAACTCCACTTGGTATTACTTTAATAGATCTATTTCCAGAAGATACTATGTCTGTAGAAGATTGTGCTGATGCAGCATTGACTGCGAATACAGTTACACTTCCAGACTCAGAGCCATTAGCCTGATTTATCGTTAATACATTTAATGACTGTTGCCGATATTCTGGATTATTTGTTGTGGAGACAACTGATGCTGTTATTGCGCTACCAGATAAACTTCTCCATAATCTATTTAAAGAACTTCCATCTGAGTATGGTACATTGTTAGTTCCTATTGGAAATCTTGAATCATACCATAATAATAAATTCGGTAAAGTATTTAGATCAAGTGATTTAGACATGGGGCTGAATTCCACATCTACATTGTTTCTGTAAACTCTGATTCCAGAAGAGTCGGTGACAAATATAGATGGTGTTTTTTGAAACTCTGGAACAAATGCCTGTGCAGATGCTGTAGAGGCGCTATGTATTCTTACTCTATCCCCCGAATTATCAAGTATCTCTACATATGATCCAGTATACGGATAACTTTCTACTTTTAGATATTTAACAAATGGAGGATAGACAAAAGAATCTTCAGCAAGAATGTCTATATCAAAATACAAATACTTGTCATTCATATTGATAAGATTAATCCACTGTAAACTATTTATTTTTTGTAACTTTGTCTTAGGATAAACTACGCTTCCAGAATAGTTGTACAGTGTTGCATATATGCTCACCTGTGATCCAGATATAACATCTGGGTATCCAAATTCAAACCTGTTTCCAGAAATTACTGCGCTACCACTTTCTGTAACGGCAGCAAGTTGTGCGCCGTGAATGATAAAGTTTGCATTTCCGTATGATCTATTTCTAAATCTATTATTTGTTGAATCATATATTAATGAATATACTGGTTGAGAGTAGTTATCAATTTGAGAATACGTAGAAGCAGTTAATGAATTTCTTGCAACAATAAATGAATGAAATGTTCCAGTAAATTGTCCAGGATTAAATGTTCCTAATGTATAGTCTTCTTCATAAGTAAGGGCACTTCCAATTCTAATAACAGAAGTATCTGTTGGTGGGAAAATATCTGCTGAAGGATCGACTCCAAATGAACTTCCAGAGTATGTTGTCATAGACGCAGTTTGTAGTGCAGAACCAGAAAGAGCAAAATAGAACTTTGTTTCATTGTCATATGACATTCCTAATATTGCAGTAGGACTAGATGAAACACTAGGAACAATAAAAGATACTGATGAGTTTGTTACATTGTTGTTTACAACTAGATAGTATGATCCAGATATATTTGTAAAATTAAAGTCTATCAGTGGTTGGGTTGGTGAATTTCCATATGACATAATTGTTTGAGGCAATCCTCCTGCTGGTAGCGCCCCATCAAATTGTACTTTTACAAAAAATGGATTTTCTCCAGAATTAATAATAGATGGTAAATTGTCAATATTAAAATACGCTGCTGAAGATGTGTTTCCAGCAGATGATGTAAATGATATTTTATTTCCAGTTAATCTTATATTATTATCAAATAGAACTAAATCTGGAACATCGTTGTTGTATGGTCTAATTCCATCTTGTGAGTGAATAAGATTATCATATCTGATCAGCGACCAGTCATCTGGATCTTCAAAAAACCCATAGTATGACTTTCTAGTATTCTGAGTTGATAGGTTATAAAAGTCGCCACCCATGCTAATAAATATATTTTCATTAACATCTTTTCCTAGTCCATATATGTAATGAGTTTTTGCAGTATTAGATTTTACATTGAATGGGTATATTGCGACACAATCTATTAGTAAGTTATAGTCTGAACTTCCATAGAAATCAAAGTAGTCATTTGTTGAATGAGACAGGTCTATGTCTAAAAATATAGAGTTCTCATTATTAGTAATAGTTGATATTCCATTAACTATTAATTCAATGCCCGATTGATTGTGATTTAAAACGATATGAGTAGGTTCATCTAATTCTGCAAGACCATATGATGCTTCCATATAACTAGAAGATGTTCCATACCTAAACATAAGATAGTTTTCTTTTAAGTACAATCCTATGTTTGGATTATTTCTTTTGGTTGCAATTCTTACTTCTCTTGATGGAACTTTATCTGCTCTCATCCAAAATTCTATACATGACTCTCTTCTGCCATATAACTCAGAAAATCTACTTAGTAGTGGAATGCTTATATTTGGAGTGGCTGAACTTGATAGTTTTAATACTTTACCTCCACCAAATACTATTGGAATATCCCATACAGAAGTAGCGGAGGCATTAACTGATGCCGCATAAAAACTTGCTGATGTTGAGTAGAAACTAACAGGATTGGACACAGATGATGACTCATTGATGTTATCAAAGGGCCAGACGATATCTGGTTTATCCTGTAATATTAATCTGCTGTACACAGAGCCTCCGAATTATAACTGAGTTATATCGCACGCTCCTGCAACACATGCTAGTTCTTGGCTTCCAGTTGTACCATCAAATGTTTCATAGTAATTTAGCCAGTTCCAGTCTAATGTTGCAGGAGTTTTCTCCAATATCTCATTATACTCTATTTCGGAGATTTCCTGATAAGGTGCTTGCTGGTATGTATGATCTGAATATGGTAAGAATGAAATACCAGAAATTTCATCTATATGCTTATATACCCAAGCGCCTACTTCCATCCATTCATCTTCTTTTACAGATACTGTAATAGAAGGCTTATGCTCTGTCCAATATCTTTGATATGCAAGCCATAGTTTTAAATGTTCTACTGCACCAAGGTCATTTCTTGTAAGAGCGCCTTCAGGTGCCTTAATTGGAAATGTGAATACTGTTGTGTCATTTGGCTTCATTACATCTGGCTCATTAATGACACCAGCATCTTTTAGGAATGTTGTTACTGGATCTTTATTGTCTGCACGGATAGTACGAGCGTAGTATTGACTATGCCATGTATGCATACCGCTTGAGCAGTTTACTAATTGAGATACTGTTCCAGAAGGCTTTACGCATGTTACTGCTGTAGATTGATTAATTCCAAGTATTGAAGAATATTCTTTATTTACTTCAACAGCCTCTTGTCTAAGTGCTGTAAGCCATTCTTCTAACTTATCTAATCCTTGTGATCCATTAAGAACTGAGTGACCAAATTGACCAGTCAACGAGACTCCAAGAAGTCTTTCTTCCTCTGAGTTCTTTTGCCAAATCTTACGAAGATATTTAAAACGAGTGAATGTTGATTGGAATGTACCAAGAATAGTTGCAAGTCTAACCTTGTTTAAAAGATCCTCTAAGGTATCGCTTTCTCTAACGACCACCTCTGTAAGATTACAGAATTGGTATGGCCTAAGAATAATTTCGCTACAAGGGTTTGTTCCAAACTCATGGCCTGGATCTCTTCTTCCATTTTTTGATGCTACCTTTTGAGCGGCTGCCCTTGAAAATATTCCTCTTTCACCACTCTTAGAATCATAAAGAGATTTCCATTCTGCCATAAAAACTTCCATAGTTGGCTTTTGATCATATACGGCAGAGTTATTTGCTAGGGCGCGGTGACCACTATATTCCCACCATGACCCTGCTTTAGCGGCTGCCATGTTACGGTCTTCTAGGTCGGAAAGAGAAATCATGGCTGATCTTCTTACGCCACCGACAACTACAACTTCAGCAATCTTACACATAATGTCATGAGCCTCTAGAGGGGTGAGTTTTCTTCCAGAGGCACTTTTAATTGTTTCTACTGTGAATTTAAATAGACGCTCTAGTGGTTCTGGACCAGATGCTCTACCGCCAAATGTCTTAAGCCTTGCTCCTGCTGGGCGAACATTGGATACGTCCCATGATGGAATTTGTCCTTGGTATAAAAGCGCAATAAGTTCTCTAAGTGCCTTAGCCCATCCAGCCTTAGAGTCATCTACAACAATAGATGTAGATGAAATTTCAAAGTGTTCGTTTATTACTGGAAGTTGATTTACATACTTTGACTCTACTGAATATCCTACTCCAGTACCACACATTAGAATATACATTGCTTCATCAAATGAACGGAGGGAATCAACTGGTAGATAGGAGCAATTGTATAGACAGGTATTATCCCTTTCTAATGCTGGTCCTGCCGTCATTAATCCACGCATTGATGGCATTACTTCTGCATTCAAAATTGCATTGTTAATATCTTCAAATACTTTTTTGTCTACTGTGTAATTATTATTTTTCTGCAAACTCTCATAGATATATTGAGTATAACGTGATACAGTTTCGTTCCAGTCCTCTCGCCTATTTTCATCATCTATCCATCGTGCATACCTTGTTTTGTGAATTACCTGCTGATAGGCTGTTGGTAGTGAAACTATATCCATATTTTCCATCTCCGTTTTAAAAATAAATTAAAATACCGCTTTCGCGGTAGCATTTATTGTACCGCTTTCGCAGTTATAAGTTTAATATTTTTAGCAATAAATTGCTATGATATAGTTATCATTATGATAACTATTCAAGAACTTCATTCTTACAATAAATTATCCGAAAAGGGCTTGGCCCCACCGTTGCCATGCCCTATAAATATATTAGATGGGAATATGATTCCTTGGGTAGATGATGAAGAAGTTCCCTGTTTTTGGTGTCTTTCTTGCGACACTAAATCATATCTAGGAATTGATCAAATTAATTTTATTAAATCGACACTTCATCAGTAACAAAAATATTTCCATATAAAAGAGTTGTTACTACTGATGCAGAATCAGTCATCTGAACATCGTATATCCAATTCTTTTTTGCAGACAGAAGAGAAGAAGTAGTTGCTGGAAGAGTTACTCTAACAAGACCCGCGCTGGCAGATGTAATATCTGCACTCATTTGATATAAAGTAGTAGTATTTTTTTCTTTAATAGCCGCTTTAAAGGTTGTGCCATCTGGTATACCATAGGCGCTTCCAGATGCTTTAAGAGCCATATTAAATCTTAACGTATCGCCTTTCCACAATTTAAATGATGAAAACGCTGGACTACTCACCTTTGCACCACAACCTTAAAATTATTCATATTTGAGAGTGACCTAATCTCTACAGTATTATTATCTATAATATCCTGATCGACCATAACCGACTCATTATCTGTATTATACACCATTATAATTGGGCTTTCATAACCAAGATTGTGATTTATTGTGTAAGTATAAACTCCACCTACAGGAGAGACATATGTAAGGGTTTGAACATATGTTAATACAACATCACCAGACAATCCATTTACTGATCCAACAGCAGAAAAAACAGTGCCAATTTCAATGACTTGAATGTTGGATGATGAATCTTCTACCTCAATCTGTGATACTTCATCATTGAGTGTCACATAAATTTGATCTACTGAATTATCAATATCAACAACTAAAGAACTTAAATTTAACTCTGTAGATATGTCCACATTATCAATTGGTGAGGTATAGTCAATTGATATCTGGTCTACACCAGTTAACACCTCTACATCAATTTGTGGATCTGACATTCACGCCCAACTTCTCTTCAACTAGTTCAAGTCTTAATTGTATCTTGTCAATGGTATCTCTCATGCTAGTACCATGATTAGGATGCACTTCTTTTTCAATAGAAACTACTTTGTTTTCAATTTTTTTAATTACAGAAGAAAGATCATATATTGAGTCAACCTTGCCTGAAACGTTTTGCATACACTCTTCAAGGTCTTTTATTCTTTCAGGAAAACCAGGCTGGCGGTGGTGGCCTGGCCTTTCCTCTACTCCATTAAAATCATCTAAAAATCTTGTTACGTTACCTATCATTGAAAAAACTTTTTTACTAAAAATAGTAAGAACAGTAACAGCAGTCACTATACTTGCTAGTAATAATAATGTTTCGACCGCTCCCATTGACAACATTTGACCACCTATGAAATTGTGATTGTTCTTACATTATACCAATTTCAATATTATGGCTTCACCCCACCGAACATTCTATTTTGAGTTCTCTTTGAGAATTTTCCAGTAGGTTCCCATCCTTGTTTCTTCTGAAATTCAGTTACTGCTTTTTCTGGATAGGATGGTCTTGTTTTGTTTGGCTTATTCTTTCTAAACCCAAGATCATACAATCTGCATTGTAATCTATATGTTTCAGCCTTATCTCCTGCACGGACGGCTGCTCTTGATGGAATTATGCCATCCCATAATCCATTATTCTTAACATACTTAACTGCTTCTTGACGCCAGAAAATTGGATTATAGTTTTCTGCAACTTTGCTTCCTGGGTACTCTCTCCATGCTTTGTGAATTGTGTCACCTTTTCTTCCAAGATATGGTGAAGGTCCCTTTGGATTAACTCCGTATGAACCGTCAGTCCATGCTTGATGTGTCACAATGCGATCTGTTCCCCATCCACAAAGATCCATTAGGGCGGCATTGACTCTAGCAGTATACTCAATTTGAGAATCTGTCATGGTGCCGTATTTCAAACCAGCGTCGTCAATTTCAATTCCGAATAGTCTAAAATGTCCAACATTTCCTGCTTTATTGATACCAATGGCAGGCCAGGGGCCACCATCTCCACTGTGCCAGCAAGAACCACCAGAGGCAAGCCAAACATCACGGTCTCCACGACCAATGAGCATATTTGCTGCTGGCTTATCATAAGCATTCAATAGCCACCACAATGATGGTGCGCCTTCTGATCCAGTAGCAGTTGGAGTTGCTGTGTGGTGATTTACTACTCCATAAAGGCCACCACCGTCATAATTCCAAGAACGTCCTCTAGTATTCCATCCTTCTGCTAAACGCAATGGAACTCCATGATCACGAATAGCGTCTGCTACTTGTTGCGGTGTGGGATTTGTATTAGCCATTAGTCTTCCTCCTCCATTGTCTCGCTTGCATCAAATGCTTCAACTGGTTCCCACCCAGCAGGGGGAACCATGCTTTCTGCTGAAATGTCGGCAGCATCATGAAGTCCTTGATTTCTATCTGCCCATCTCTTTAAACCATTAAACATTATTTAGACACCTTTCCGAATCTACGATCTTTAGGATTCAAAGCGGTGATAAGTAATGGTAGTACTGACGCTACGCCAGCCGCCACCCAAGTTTTGAGTTCAGTAGCATCTACTGCAAAAACGTCGGCACCATCAGCAAGAAACAGACCAAGAACTACTGCTAAGAAAACCTTAACATAAGATTGTACTGCACGACCAACTTCAGTTTCATTCAACCAGTTCATGATTTTTTCTCCTTTTCTTGATTCTCATAACTTATATACTCTACAATCTTATATATAAAAGAAATAAGAAAATTTTTAAATTTTAATATATTTACATATTTGTAAATTATAGATATAAGTATATCTCTTTTTTTATTAAAGTATTATACGGATGGAGATTAACTAAATGAAGATAGATGTTCTAGATCATGGATATGTTAGATTAATTGGAAACTTCGGCTCTGACCTTGAAGTAGTTAATTCTGCTAGAGTATC